AAATTCGTTACAGTTCAACCTAAGACTAATCAAGCAAAAAATCAATTTGTTAGTATGATGGACAGTCTCCATTCTTGTAGAGTTCAAAAAGAAGACAATGATGGTAGAATGTTTCTAGAATCAATTAGTGGACGTTATTTCTTTTGGATGGAGAAATCAAATGACCCACATTGGGCATTGATTAAATAAACACAACTGTCTTGAAAGTACATGAATACTCTTGAAAAATGTCAGAAAAGAAGAGATGCTTTAGGTCTTTTCGTTGAGTCAGTTATTAAACCAGATCCTCAACTTCGTGAATGTGCTCATAATCAGGAATGTTATAATGAATTGATGGAATGGAGAAAAGATATATTAGAATACTTGTCGATTAGGAGAATTGAAGAGTTTGGTAAGTAAATAGTATGAATAGAAGAACTAAGTATGCTATCATCACAATACAGACTTCGATTGGAGTATATTTGTCAATGTATTTCTAAAGGTGAAGAAGTTGAATTAGCTGATATGATCTGGGCAGAGAAATTATCCAAGGCAAACACAACTGCAAGAGAATGGTTGAGAAAGGCAAGAAGAGAAGGATCAAATGATATTAAAGAAGGAAGTATGGATGATTTTTTAAATCGTATGGATTTAGGAGAAGCTGACCCTACTGACTATCGAAGTGGGTTTGATAGTGCTGACGACATTAAAGACTGGTTCATGAGAGACAAACCTGATGATTGGATAACACGTGATTAATTCTGGAGGTATCAACTAATGACTGATAAAAAAATGATCGAAGATATTGACGAAAAGACTGCATATGAGTTACTATCTGAAGTTGAAAAGCTTCTAAACGCAGAGGTTAAATACTACACCTGTTCCGGCAGAGTAACCAAGAATAAAAAGATTATAATCGAGTATGACCGAAAAAACAAATAAGATATCTATGACTGCAGTAATTTATACAAATGGAAATCAGGAATGTGAGAGGATGAGTTGTCTTCTTAAAAATCTTCCTAATGTCTCAGAGTTTTTACAATATAAGTTAGGTGAACATTTCACAGAGAAATCTTTTTATAGTGAATTTGGCTCTGAAGCTACATATCCACAGGTTACTATTGGCAATAAACATATAGGTTCAATGAAAGAAACTCTTCAATATTTCAATAGCGAAGGATATTTGTGATTACAACAGAAAAACCGTCAGTTGTTGTGGTTCCTGAAGGTGCAGAATTAATTGAGGATGTTTTTTATGTCTGGAAGACACGTTTTGGTGTTTATAAATCCATGACTAAAGATGGTAGAAAGATGTTAATCGGAGCCACAAGGGAAGGTGTTGTGAATGCGACTTCATGGCATTTGAAATATGAACAGGATGGGACTTTACATTTACATTCGCGTGTGGTAAATAGTGGTATTGTTTCCGGGAAATTATAAATGAAAGATCCTGATCTAGATTATTTTAATAAAAATAATATATTCTGGGGTGAACAAAATACACAAGAGTGGTCTCAAATGTTTAAACGATTGCTTGATAAGTATGGGAGTGTTCAACCCAATCCTGTAACAGGGTTAGGTATATTTCTTATAGAAAATTCAAGTGATAAGACTTGACATAGGGCATTATATTATACTATAATAGATAGTAATACTTTAAAAAATTACACTTGAAAAATGAAATTATTAACTCTTGAAGATTATCAAAAAGCAGGAGAAACATTCTGGCCTAAGTATTGGTATGTTGCCAAAGAACTTGGTGAAGGTAGTAAACCAGAAGATATTTTGAAGGTTATGGAAGCAGTTGGTGGTGTGGCACTTAAACTTGTTTTGGATGATAAAGATGGACCCTTTGGATTTAATAAAAATAAAGAGGAAACTGAAGATGAAACCTTCTGACATTGAACTTACAAGTGTTTCAAAGAACTTTGAGTTTGAGAAATTATCAAGAGATCTTGATCAAATTTCTGATGTCAAAATTCTCCGAGAAATGTTGAAATGTTATTTGAAATTATATTTCAAACAACAAGAAGCGGTACTTGCCCTTAGTTTAATGGATATAAATTTACCAAGAAAAAAAGATGAAATTAGTATTGGAGATCAAGTTGTCTTTATTGGTGGATCAAAAGAACAGAGACAATGGGGAGGCTGTGATCCTGCATATCATTTGATTGAAGATGTAAGGTATACGGTCACAGATGTAGAGATTAGGTCACAACATACTAGAATAGAATTGAAAGGTATTACTGGTGCTTTCAATTCTGTATTATTCAGAGTATATGATGAGTGATCGTTATTGGGAAGAGAGATATTTTGCACTTAAAAGATGGACAGAACATCAAATTGATATTTCAAATATTAATGATGTTACTGAAAAGGACTGGGTAGATTTTTGGTATAATTCAGAGTCTGAAGGTCTAGATATTCAAAATGTATGGAAATATATGGAAAAGATTGAACCACTGACACCTATTCAAGGAGATACTAATGACATTATCTAAAAATGTAGAAGAAAGTTTGAATGAAGCAACATCAAATCTAAGAAATGCTCTTGCATTTGCTGCTCGTAATGAAAAACCATTCATTTGTAAAGAGATTGCGGCTCTTATTCATAAGATTGAGAGTGTAAAACATTGCGAGGAAGTCTTTGATATGTTAGAGAATCGTAAAACTGGTGGTAGTGGTCTTTTTGGTACCTTTTTTGATGGAGAATGAATAAATATTACGATAATCCAAAGAAAATCTTAAAATTTCCGGCTTTTTGATGATTTTCCTATAATATATCTGTGTACCAACACATACGGTCATGACACTTACTAATTCAAACCAAAAACTTACTAGAAATGAACTTCATAGTATTGAAAATGCGGTAGAAGATGTAGGTATTCAGGCTATTCATCCTGGAAGATTGGAAGCATACGCCGCAGAATTAGTAGAAAGACTTAAAAGTAATCAGAAAAAAAATAAATAATATTGAGTTGTATAACCCATATGGAAAAAACACCCATTAAACATGATCTACAACATGAAGTTTATATTGATCCAAAGGATCATAAGGAACACATTAATCATGGTATGATTGAATATACTGAAGAAGATTTAAAAACTTCTCATGCATATTATGATGAGTATCATAGGAATGATAAAGTTCTTCCTAATGAAGGTAAGATCAATGATTATCACACAAGACATGAAGATAAAGGTTTAGAAGTCTATTGTGAGAATCATCCAGATGCATTTGAATGCAGAGTGTATGAGGATTGAAACCAGTTTAAGAACTGTCACAAGGAGGGTAAGACCCTCCTTTTTTATTGGTATAATTGTTAGTAACCTCCAAACTGTCCCAGTAGTGAAACCACTCTTTTATTATGTCCCTTAACCGCCATATTGAACACGTTGAGGATATGATTCTCACTGGTGACCTAAGTGTCATCGGAGAACTTTATAGTGAGAATCATATCAGCGTAAAGGTAGATGGCGCTCCCGCTGTGGTCTGGGGCACACATCCTGAGAATGGTGAGTTTTTCGTTTCGACAAAATCTGCTTTTAATAAGAAGAAAATCAAGACTTGTTTTACAAAACAGGATGTAATCCAACACTTTGGTCATCAAAAAAATGTTGTAACCATTCTTATTAATTGTCTCAACTATCTTCCCCGAACTGAAGGAGTATATCAAGGAGACTTTTTAGGATTTGGTGGTAATACTTCATACAAACCTAATACAATCGAATATGTTTTTGATGAGATTGTAACTGAAAACATTATTGTTTCTCCTCACACATATTATACTGGTGATTGTCTTCTATATGAAATGGAGGCACATTCGTTAAAAGAAGAACTTTGTGGGACAAATGAGTGTAAGTTTGTTCAACCTTTTGTTGATCGTATTAGTAATAAAGTTTCTGCACCAGTTATCTCTACTGATAACTATACTTTTCTCACAGAGAAAGAGGTTGTTGTTGCAAAACAACAGATTAATGCATTGATTCGTGAAGGTATAAGTCTTCATGAAGTTAATCTAATTGATATTTTTGGTTCAATTCAACTGGCTAACCTCTATTTGATGGTCGTTGAAATGAAGAATGAAATTATGGAAGACTTGATTGTTTATAATTGTCCCAAGGCATTCATTGAACATAAACAAGTTAATCAAGAAGGGTTTGTAATATCTACAGATTGTGGTATGATTAAACTTGTGAACCGCGAACAGTTTTCTTTCGCAAACTTTGTAAAAGGGAAGTTTAATGACTGATGAACAACTAGAACAGATGGAACCTGTAGAACTTGAGCGGTTTTTAGAAGAATGTGTTGAAAGAGCTAAAGAGCATGATGTTTCATTTGAATACTACATGGCAGAGTTTATATGACAGATATTGAACGGTTAACTGTTGCATTAAATCAAGTAGAGAATTTATCATCTTTACTTGAAAATAATGAGTGGAAAACTTTTTTGTGTCAACATTTGATCCCCCTCAAATATGAATTACAAAGACAACTTACCCTCTTGACTAATGTGAAAAACTGTCCTAGTATTAAAGAGTAATCAAAGTAAACTAATGAAAACCCTTTTTATTGTTGACCACTATATTCCTTTTCCACAGTCAGAATATGGTGGGATTTGGAATGTTCTTGCTGATACTGAAGAAGAATGTTTTGATCTGATTACAACAGATGAGATTGATGCTTATCCAGAATATTATAGTGTTTTAAGGGAAAATATTAGTAAATCATATAAATACAATGTTACATCCGAGACAGAATCAGGAATTGTCACTTCGTTCCTTACTTAAACTTATATGTCCAATTATTCAACAGAATCTCTTCTGATTGATCTTCAACGCACCATCAAACATCTTGAAGACAGTATAAAAGAGAAAAACAAAGAAATCGAAAATCTTAAGATTTTAGTATTCAAACTTCAAGAATCAATTGAAACCAGTTAAATAATGGAACTACAACTCCCTGATGATTTTTTACATGATGCA